CAGGGCTTAAGGTAGTGCCATTGACAGCAGACGCTGTCTTCCCCTGTGACTACCTGCTCGACGCCGAAGGTCGCGGCGTTGTCGCCGCGGCAATCAAGGTTCTGGAGGAGAGCGCCGTATTTCGGAACGACTTTCTCGACAACACCGCGGCCATCAAGAACTACTGCGTCCTGCGGTTCGCAGGATTGGTGCGAGAGGAGTTTGTCGCAATCTGGGCTGACTCGCTGGGCCGCATTATCTCGGTTGAAACCCTGGCGACAGGATCACTGCATCAAGCCGTGTTCCATGTCCGGGAAGTCGTTCGCGCGGGCCTGGCGAACAATGCCGCCGCGGTTATCTTTGCCCACAATCACCCCGGATCGGATACAGAGGAAACCTGTAAAGACGCCGTTGCGACGTTCTTGTTGAAGTCGGCGCTGATGCTTGTCGATATCGTCGTCGTTGACCACCTGATTGTGGCCGGGGGCGAAGCCCTGTCGTTCGTCGAAGCGGGCCTGATGGAATCGCGATTTGCGAGCCGCGAGCAGAGGGACCTTCAATGACCGACGATCAGCAGTTCCTCGCCGCCCTCGCCGATGCGGGGCTGGCACCACACGCGGCTGACCTGATCGCCGACGGCGGGTTGCATCGGTACCGCGTCGTCGGCGACAAGTCGGGAAGCCTGAATGGCTGGTACGTGCTCGACCTGACGTTGCCGGCGCACGCCGCGTTTGGTTCCTGGAAGACCGGACAGTCCTGCACCTGGCGACCAGACCAACCCGCGCCCATGAGCGATGCTGAACGAGAGGCTTTGGCGAGGCGCAGAGAGGCGGCGGGCGCGGCAAGGGCCGTCGAACAGGCGAAGGTGCGGGCAGAGGCCCGCGAACGTGCGGAAAGGCTCTGGGCGCGCGCGAAACCCGCCTTCAGTTCGCACGCTTACCTGGAACGTAAGAACGTTGCCGCCTTCGGCATCCGTCTATTGCGCGATCAGCTGGTCATTCCTCTGCGGTCGGCGAATGGCGTCCTGCATTCGTTGCAGTTCATTGGCATGGATGGTCGGAAAACGTTTCTAACGGGTGGGCGGAAGCAGGGCTGCTATCACGCCATCGGCACACCGGCGCTCGTGCTCTGCATCTGCGAGGGTTATTCGACAGGTGCATCGATCTTCCAGGCGACCAGGCACGCGACGGCAATCGCCTTCGACGCCGGCAACCTGGAACCCGTTGCCAGAGCCTTGCGCGCCAAGTTCCCCGGCATTGCGCTCTGCGTCTGTGCCGACAACGATCAGACCACACCGGGAAATCCTGGGCTCGCTGCCGGACGACGAGCTGCAGCGGCCGTTGGCGCGGCCCTGGCGGTTCCATGCTTCGGAGGGGCCGCCAATGGCTGATAATTCCGATTTCAACGACCTGGCCCGAGCGGCTGGGTCCGGCGCCGTGGCGGCGGCGATATCGTCGGCGCTGGCGCCGCGACCCAAGACCAACGAGCCGGCCGCGAAGCGTACCGCCGAGGTTCGCAACATCGGCGAGGGCTGGCCTGATCCGATTCTGCCGGGGCAGATTTCCGTTCCCGACATTCCCGTCGACCTGTTGCCGAGATGGGTAAGGGATATGGCCGGCGCGGTGGCGGAATCGACACAGACACCGCCAGCGCTGGCGGTCATGATTTCGCTGTCGGTACTGGCAACCTGCCTGCACCGGCAATACGAGGTGGCGCCTTGGGGCGAGGACGACGACTACACCGAGCCGCTGAGCATCTGGACCTTGCCGGCGCTGCCCAGCGGCGCCCGCAAGACGGCGGTGATCGGCGCTCTGTCTGCACCACTTGTGCACTGGGAGAAACTCGAACGTGATCGACTGCGACCGGAGATCGCGCGGGTGACTTCCGCGCGGGCGGTGGCGAAGAAGCGCATAGAGAAACTGACCAAGGACGCTGTTGCCGCCGAAAAGGAAGAGGATCGCGAAGCGATCCGCAAACAGATTCAGGCGGAAGAGGAAGCCACGCCAGCCGAGATACGCGCCCCGCGGGTATTTACCGGCGATGTGACGGCCGAACGACTGCAGGGGCTCTTGGTTGAGCACGCCGAGCGCATGGCCGTGCTGAGTGACGAAGCCGGGATCTTTCTTATCATGGCCGGGCTGTATTCAGGCGGGATAGCGAGCCTGGATGTGTTCCTGCAAGGGCATGCCGGTATGCCGATGCGGGTCGATCGCGCCGGGCGCACGGCGCATGTCGACCGCCCGGCGCTGTCCTTCGGCCTGGCGCTGCAGCCTGGCGTAATGGCTGAGGTAGCGAGCAGTCGGCGCTTCCGGGATAGTGGTCTTATGGCCCGCTTCCTCTTCGCCATGCCGGCAAGCAATGTCGGATCACGCGACGTACGGCGGCGCTGGTCTATCCCCCATTCCATCAAGAACGAGTACGAGGCTCGCTTGCATGGTCTGCTCGACAGCCGCGACCTCGTTGCGGGCAAACCGCGGGTGCTGGGCATGACCGACGCCGCGCGGGCGGTATGGCTGGACTTTTCCGCCGAGATCGAGAAGGAACTGGCCGTTCGCGGCCGGCTGGAGTCGATCGCCGATTGGGCGAGCAAGCTCCCCGGCGCGGCGGCGCGGATTGCGGCTCTGTTCGAGCTGGCAGAGGCGGGGGTGGCGGCGACCGCGGTCGGAGATGTCGCCACCGGCAACGCGGTGAAGCTCTGCCACCTGCTGATCCCGCATGCGCATGCAGCCTTCGGCCTGCTCGGTGCCGATGCCATCGACGCGGACGCGGCGGCGATCGTGAAGTGGGCTCTCGACCAGCGCCGGGTGACGTTCAAGAAGAGCGAATGCCAGAAGGCGATGGAAGGTCGCTTCCGTTCTGTTGCCAAGCTCGACAAGGCGATCGAACGCCTGGAGCAGGGCGACGTGGTGAAGGTGGAAAAACTGCCGAATCCCGGGGCGCGGGCGACGACCATGATCCGCATGAATCCAAAGCTGTTTATCGAGTGATTCGGTTTTTCGCCAAAAGCCAATTTTAGATATTATCTTCTTTATATTCAGTAGGTTGCAATCTGTGCAGTACACCAGTAGAAATTATCGAAAAAGTCGAAAAACACCACAGGGCAAGGGCTGCAGCCTGTTTGCCCTCGTAGAAAAACGTAGAAAAACCCGAAACACCGGAACGGCGCGGCTCGTGAACCTGGGTTTTTCGGGTTTTTCTACGTTCTTCTACGGCATGTATGGCCCTTCAAACCCTTGTGGCGTGGTGTTTTTCGACTTTTTCGACAGTTCTTCGGGCGTATGTGTGCGTTTTAGTTCGATCTGGCCCTGCCAGACCTCGTTGCACTTCGGCAACGGCCCCGTCGACGCGCTGCAAGCCGGAGTGCGCCGACGGTGATCGACCCTCTCGGCGATCCGCTCCATGAGTTCGCGCTGCTGGTGAAACAGCTTGCTCAGCAAAATGGCGGGCGCTTGACCGACGAAATTCTGATCAGCGCAGAACGAAGCGTTCGCTTCGACTTCGCCGGCTGTCGTGTGCGGATTGCGAAGCGCCTTCCCAAGTCTTGCCGCTGGAGGCTGATTCACGACGACTTGGGGCGCGGTATTCCAGCGGCGGAAGTCGCCAAGAACCATCAGGTGAGTTTGCGCACGATCTATCGCCTACGCCAAAACGGGGACTGACTTGGCACTGCAACGCAAGGATGATGGAGCCTCGCCAACCACACCGCAGGAGCGCACCATGAGCCTCAAAGACGTTTGTACCGCCATCAGAACCGGCCTTGATCAGATGCGATCCGAGCTGGCGGATCTGGATGCTGTTGAGCGTGACGAAACTGCCACCATTCAACGCGTGAGCGATTCGCCCGCCTGCAAGGACGAAGTGGTCCAAGCCCTGGCAAAGATTGCCCGCGAGCGGGCCATTTCCGCACGCGCGGCGCTGGGGCGTGAAATGCTGTCGCTGGCCAAGTCCCCGGAGATGTTCCTCGATGACGGTAGCCGGCTTCTCGCCGACAGGGTAAGTGCTCACCTGGAGAGATTTGCAGGCAGCGGGAAGATCGCCTTCGAGAACCTTGAAACTGCTCTACTGGCTGTCGTCGGCGCCGAGCAGATCGAGCGCGCTATTCGCGAATCTGCAGATGCAGTCGCCTGGCCGGACAGCATCCCCCTTGCAGACAGGCTGGCCATGATCGATGCGGCGCGGCAGCGACGCGCCAAGGCCGTGGCGAGGATTCAGGAAATACACCGGCAAGCGTCCGACGCTGGCGTGTTGATCTGACTGCGGCCAGCAGCATGAGCGACGCGCAAGAGCTGCAACGGCTTGCAGCCCGGCAAGGATGGTATGACGGGCGCGATGGCGAAGACCCTAGATCGCCATTCAATATCGTGCTCATGCGCTGCGGCAACGGGCACGACCCTGTGCCAGACGAGGAAGATTCTTATTGGCGGGGCTACTTCGACGGGCAGCTCGCCGCAGACGATGCGCAGAACCCCTACCTCCTGCCATGCGTTAACGGGTCCTCCCTGGACATCCCCAACGGGGGTAATGCGCAGCCCGGTCGTTCTCTAGTTGAGAATCATTGCTAACGGGGCTATTCAATGGCAATGAACACTCAGCAGAGTATCGCGGATCACCTGGACCTCTCGCAGCCGACGGTCTCCGAGCTGATGGGGCGTCTGAGAATCGACTGGCGCACGACGGCTCTTGACGATATCCGAATCGCCTACATTCGGCACTTGCGCGAGCGAGCCGCTGGCCGGGCAGCGGCTGGAGAGCTGGACCTTGCCGGCGAGCGCGCGCGCCTGGCCAAGGAGCAGGCAGACCGGGTAGCCATGCAGAACGCCGTGACACGTAACGAGCTGGCACCCGCCATTCTGATCGAGCAGGTTCTGGGCAAAGCCGCGGCCAAGGTTGCCGGCCTGTTTGATGCCATCCCCGGCCTGGTGCACCGTCGGGTGCCCTCGCTGCCGATCGAGGCCGTCAACCTGATCACTGGAGAAATCGTCAAGGTGCGCAACGTGGTCGCCAATCTGTCACTGGCCGACCTCGACAACGACGAAAAGGCGCGCGCCATCGCTGTGCAGGACGCGGCCGATCCGTTGCCGGATTCCGAGCCCGGCGCACTTTGCTGAGCATCATGGCCACGATCGAGGACACTACAGACGCCGTCGACAAGCACTTCCGCGAAGGCGTCGCGACCTTTGGCGTTCCCGAACTGCTCACCCTGCCGGAATGGGCTGCAGCGCACTTCTACCTCTCGAAAGAATCGTCGTACACCGAACAGCGGTGGACGGCCTGGCCGTTCCAACTCGCCATCATGGCATGCGTCGGAAACGACGCCATCCGCGTCGTAATCCTGCGCAAATCCGCCCGGGTGGGATTCACCAAGATCCTGCTGGCGGCGATCGGCTATTTCGCCGAACACAAGCGGCGCAATCAGGCCGTATGGCGGCCGACAGACGACGACCGCAAGGAATTCGTCAAGCTGTCGCTGGACCCCATGCTGCGCGACGTGCCGGTCATGAAGCGGGTGTTCCCCGAGTTTCTGCGCCGCGCCAAGGACAACACCCTCGAAAGCAAGCACTTCGTCGGCAGCGCTCTGCACCTGCGCGGCGGGCGCGCGGCCCGCAACTATCGCGACATCTCCATCGACAACGGCTACCTCGACGAGTACGACGCATTCGACGCCAGCGTCGAAGACGAGGGCGACCCCTACTCACTTGCCGCCAAGCGTACCGAGGGCGCCACCTTCGGCAAGATGGTCGTCGGCTCGACCCCCAAGCAGAAGGGTTTCAGCAACATCGAGAAGATCGAGCGCGATGCCGACATCTTCCTGAGTTATCACATCCCCTGCCCGGAATGTGCCGGCTATCACCCGGTCACCTGGGGCGGCAAGGATGAGCCGCACGGCTTCAAGTGGCAGCATGACGACCCGGATACCGTTCGCCACCTCTGCCCGCACTGCGGCGCCCTGATCGATCAGGCTGCCTACCTTCTCGTGCTGTTCTCCGGCGCCGGCCGCTACCAGGCCGCAGACGGTACCACCCTTGACGCATTCGGCCAGTTCAGGGACGCCGCAGGCGAACCCCTGCCGGCGCCGGAAAACGTCGCCGTGCACATCTGGAGCGCCTACAGCCCTAACGTTTCCTGGCCGAAGATCGTCGCCGAATTCCTCTCGGCGAATCGCGAAGCCAGCGAAGGCAAGAAGGAGAAGCTGCAGACCTTCGTCAACACGACGCTTGGCGAGTATTGGACCGTTGCCGTCGAGCAAACCAACGAAGACGACCTCAAGGCACGTGCCGAGCCGTATCCCCTGGAGCGGGTTCCGCGGCCCTGCCTGCTCCTGCTCGCCGGGATCGACACGCAGGACAACCGCCTCGAGTGCGTCGTGTGGGGCTACGGCCGCGGCTGTGAAGCCTGGGTGATCGCACACCGCATCTTCTTCGGTAATCCCTCAGAGAGCGACGTTTGGGCCGAACTCGAGGACTTCCTGAAAAACTGTGAATTCACTCACGACAGCGGTCACCAAATGCGCATCTACGCCGCCGCCATCGACACGCAAGGCCGCAACACGCAACCAACCTATGTCTTCTGCGCGAAGAACACGCGCAACCGCGTGTTTGCCGTTGCCGGCCGATCCGGGCGCGAAAAGCACATCAAGGACGGCGCCACGCGAGTTGACATCGACTGGCGCGGCCGGGTGTCGAAACGGGGCCTGACGCTCTGGTGGGTAGGAACCAACCACGCCAAGGATCTGATCCACGGCCGCCTGTCGATCGCGCGGCCGGGTCCGGGCTATCTCCATTTCAGCGCTGAATTGAGTGACGAGTTTTTCAAGCAGTTTGCAGGCGAAGCACGCATGACGCGCAAGACTCTTCGCGGTGACGAATCCGCATGGGTTGCGCAGCGCAAACGGGTCGAGGCGTGGGACTGCAGCGTTTACGCGACCTGGCTGGAAACTCATCTCGACCTTGGGCGAAAGCCGGCGCACTACTGGGACACCTTGGACGCCCGTCTGCAGCCGACAACGATCGACATGTTTGCTGATTCATCAACCGTTGCGACATCCGCCTCGCCAGTCGCAGAGACCGTGGCACAAACACCCGCGGTAGCCGTGTCGCCGCCCGCGCCAGTCAGCCCCCGTCGCCGTCCGACCAGCAGCAATGAATGGGGCCGGTCCGAGAAGGGCAACGATGGATGGAACAGGCGCTTGTGAAGGCCGATCGCGGCGCGCCCCCGGCGATTCCCCGGGAATCTCGACAAAGGAACACACATGCAACACTCGACAGCAAACCAAACGCCAGTGGCAGCGACGGCAATCAACATGACCACCGAAGACATTGCCGACGCCGAGGATGGAGTTCACCATGCGGATGGAGAATTTCGGCGCTTGTCGGGCGATCTGATGGATGCCATGACCGAGAGCCAAGCCGCGGTGATTCGCAGCGCCAAGAACATCTTGGCGGATCGGATGCGCGAACCGGGCGACAACCTGACATCTGCCGGCGACCTTTGCGACTGGCTGCGGCTGCACTTGACCGACAAAGAACGCGAGGTCTTCTGGTGTCTTGCGCTCGTCGATCAGAACAGGCTGCTGGCGGCCGAGGCGCTCTTCTCTGGTACCTTGACCAAGGTTGAGACCCACCAACGCGAGATCTGCAAATTCCTGTTGGCGCACAATGCCAGTCTGCGGCTGCACTTGACCGACAAAGAACGCGAGGTCTTCTGGTGTCTTGCGCTCGTCGATCAGAACAGGCTGCTGGCGGCCGAGGCGCTCTTCTCTGGTACCTTGACCAAGGTTGAGACCCACCAACGCGAGATCTGCAAATTCCTGTTGGCGCACAATGCCAGTCGCGCAATCTTCGCCCACAATCACCCGGTTCTAGGCCACAACCTACCGAGCGATGGCGACTGGCTGCAAACCCACACGCTGCGGGTCACGTTGGGGCTCTTGGAGATCGATTTGGTAGATCACCTGATTGTCTGCGGGATGGATGTCCGCAGGGTTTCCGAGTTCGACCGCCCCAGAGAGACCAAGTTGACACCAAGTAGCCCGCCCCATGAGGAACGACTGCATATCGTCGAGCGCTTCCTGGCCGGCGCCCTGCGCTATCTGAGAATGATCGACCCAAACGAAGCCGAGCCAGCCACGTTGCTAGTGACCGCTGCGTACAGGGAGGCCGCAGCTTGACGACAGCGTGGCCAACGCGCTGCCGAACAACACACAAGCGAGGGATGACCGGCCTGCACCGTCAAGCCGAACGCGGGCGTCGGCGGCTGACGGCGCAACTGCGACGCGTGACGGTGCAGCCCGGTCAGACTTTGTTTCGCCCAGGGCCTGAAGAACATGCGTGCCGCGCGCCTATTGCACCGGCATTGCAAGCGAGACAATGGTTCGACACCTTGGGATCAATGTAGATGATGCGCCGAAGAGCTCGGAGTGGACCGAAATCCAACGATTTGAATACCGGTCTCAGCTTTGCATCTCGCGGGGCTACGTGCTGCCCCTTTCAGGCGCGATGCCCCGCGCCTACTGTCGGCCAGGAAGAGACGGTTGAGAAGTCTGCGGAAAACAGTCATCGGTGCGGTGGCGGTGTATGCTATCGACCTAGCCCGAGAAGTGCCGCTTTTCACGATTCCTTGGTACTGCATTGAGTCGGCCTGCATCGAACGAGAAGCTTGGTGCCGCAAGGCTTCCAGCGTTCCGATCGACGCCACGTTAGGGAGTGGGCGTCGGAATCACGCAGCAATACTGCTCCCGACAACAAAGTTAGGAAACCAAGTACATGCCGCCCTCTCACGCTTGGCGCGGGATAGGTCGGAGGCAGCGATGAACAAGGACCAATCGCCATGAGACTCAGTAAGGCTCACATCCGCAAGTACCGCAGCATCCGCGACACAGGCGAGTTCGAGATCGAGCCTGGGAAGACGATCCTCGTCGGCCCGAACGAGGCGGGGAAGACGGTTGTCCTCCAGGCGCTCCAGCGACTCAACGCACCGAAGGGGAATGAAGGTTTCGAGCCACTTCGTGACTATCCGCGATCTGAGTACAACAAGGATATCCGGCGCGGGGCTGTCGATCCTGCTGCAGTCACGGTCGTCGAAGGTTACTTCAAGCTGGAGCCGGGCGACTTGGATGGACTTCCGGAAGGCTTTGCGAATTGTGCGTACGTCTACGGTCGCAGGCTCGACAACAGTTGGTGGCATCGAATCGACGGAGGACCGAGCGTTCCGACCTACGGTTCCTTGTCGAAGGATTTCACGCGGCTCTGCGCACACATCGATAATGGCGCGGGCGCTGACGGCCCGGCGCCCAAGGCGCTGCTTGATGAAATCACGAAGGGCTGGACTGATCAGACGCGTGTGGCGGCTGAGCGCGCGGCGCCCCTCAGGGCATGGCTTGAGAGAGCGCTCCCGTCGATCGACGAAGCGGACACTGCCGAGGAGGCGCGCTATGATCGCCTTCTTCTGGCGTGCAAGGTGGCGGACGAACAGGAGGTTGCGCTCAAGCATTTGGCCGGACGCCTTCCGCTGTTCGTGCTGTTCAACAACTACTTTCGCGTGCGGCCGCGCATTCACCTTGAACACTTGGCCAACAGAAACGCGGGCGGCGTGCTTGACGACAAGCTCTACGACTACGGCAATCTGTGCTTGCTCAAGCTCCTTGGGTTCACCGCGGAGGAGCTTGCTGAACTCGGAAACGCCCCAAAGCCTGTCGCCGGAGACGCAATAGCACTCAAAGCGTACCAAGACAAGCTCGATCAGCGTGACTATCAACTCAACGCAGCGAGCGTCCAACTCACCGCGGAGATCGTCTCCGTCTGGAACCCCAACCCGGACCGTCAGGAAGCGAGCAAGCTCAAGATCAAGGCCGACGGTCAGTACCTCAAAGTCGTCGTCGAGGACGAGCTGGGAGTAGAAATAGAGCTGGACCAACGGTCCGAGGGCTTCCAGTGGCTCGTATCGTTCTTCGTGGTGTTCTTTGCGGAAGCCGCTGACAAGCACGAGAACGCGATCCTGCTACTCGATGAGCCTGGTCTGCACCTGCATGGCCTCAAGCAACGGGACTTTCGAGAGACGATCTCTCGTCTCGCCGCCAAGAACCAGACGCTCTACACGACGCACTCGCCGTTCCTCGTCGGCCCGGGAGAGCTGGAAATGGTGCGCGTCGTGGACATGGCGGACCGCACGGTCGGTACCAAGGTTCATGGCGCGTTATCATCGGGAGATCCGGCCGCGTTGCTTCCGCTCCAGGAAGCCCTCGGCTATGACCTAGCGCAAAGCCTTTTCTCCCAGACCCGCAACCTCGTCCTGGAGGGCTTGACGGACTACTGGTACGTGGAGGCCGTTGCGCATCTCCTTCGCAGTGCGGGCGTGGCTGACCTCGACCAGAAGATCGCGCTCGTCTTCGCCAATAGTGCGGGCAAAGTCGTGTATTACGCGACGATCCTGCACGCCCACAAGCTGAAGGTCGCGGCTCTGCTCGACTCGGATGCCGCCGGCGACCAAGCTGCGCAGCAAGAGACACTCGTTCACACGCTGGGAAACAAGAAGATCCTCCGCACCAAGGATGCCTACTCTGGCAACGTCACGAAGCCCGAGATCGAGGACCTCCTCCGAGAGACGTTGGTGCAGGTCGCGCTGGACGATCTTGGGTGGGATGTCCGAGCAAGGGCAGCGTCTGAGGATTCTCGTCCGATCGTGGACGTCTTCGCGGCCGAGGTCGACGACTTCTCAAAATACAAGCTTGCCAAAGCGTTCCTGCGCTGGTCGCGGGCGCGAGAGGCCTCTGACCTGACTGGCGACGAACTGAGGCACTGGAAGACGTTGGTCGACACGATAAACAAGGCCCTGAAGTAGCCGGCCGCTGAGATGAGTGAGAAGGCATCGCCATACGCCGGGCTGCCCAGAAACCGGTTGCAGCGGACGGTGCACCGCTGACCCGGAGCCGCTGAGCGGCCGCTATCAACGATTTCTTAGTGCTGTATGGAATCAGCAGACATAGGGCGCAGAGTCTGCTGCAAAGAGGTTTTCAATGTGGCAGCCGCCGCCGAGTAATGGAGCAGGCGCCAGAGTTATGGAGTAGACCTGTCTCCGGATAAGCAAGTTAGTCCTATCCCGCACATGACCGAGTACGAAATCCTCAGCCTAATCGTGTCCTGCCTGGCGCCATCGTTAGCCTTGTCGTATGGTCCGGTCAGCGGAAACTTGCCCGTGAGTCAAACAACATGCAGCGCGCAACTGCTGAGTTGGCGAAGAAGCAGTTGGAGATCCTCTTGCGCGAAGAACAGGGGAAGAACACGGCTCGTCTATCACTTGATCTTGTACGCGAAGGCAAGTCGTCGTTCTTCTTTCGCGTCGCGAACATCAGCGACATTGACGCCCGAGAGGTTGAACTGGAACTTGTACTTCCGGACCCTGATGATAGTCCAATAATCCAATCTGAGTACGTTGAAAAGTTTCCAGCTAAGCGCCTTGGCCCGGGTAGTTCGATCTCGCTGATCGCTGCACTTACGCTCAGCAGTCCGAGCACTTACAACGCCATTCTGAAATGGACGAACCCAGACGGCTCTCGTAGCGCTGAGGAGACTTTCGTTGCCCTATAGGCTCAAAGAACAAAGTTAGGTCGTGCCAAGCGACGATCTGGAATGACCAAGGCGCGTGCTTTCACCAACTTGGCCGGCCTGCTCGCCACGCCATTGACTAGGGCACCGCCTGCGGGTTGTTGACGGTGCCCCGGTCGCGCTCGACATGGTCGTCGCCATCGCTTCGTGCACGCCGTGATGAGCAGGAAAGCGGCGCCGTTCCTCGGCGCGCTCGACATGGTCGTCGCCATCGCTTCGTGCACGGCTTCGGCGATCACGCGAACGAAGACCCACCGATCGACTCGCGATCGAAGGCGCCCGACTTGGCGTAGATCACCACTTCTGTCGATTGCGCTACCATTGTGCTAATTTGAAAACTTGGGACGACCCAGCCTTGAGCCACGGTCGAAATTTGATTCATCGAACCTCCAGACGTGACCCGTACTTTCGACGGTGGACGGGGAGGCCATGAGGCTTTCTCGTATCCCGATTAGGCGTCATCATCCACCCATCCTGTCTCGCCATGAAACGAACGAAGCATTGCTCAGCGTATCGCTGTGAAGAGCCCCCATATCGCGGCGGGCTGTGCCAAACGCACGCTGATGAAGCGTAATCGTTCACTCCCCTATGCCG